CTGCCTCCGTTCGACTACGACCTCGACCACATCGACGGCTCAAGCGTGAAGGAAAACGACGAGTTCGTTCACGGCTACGCCGGAATGCACGACATCAAGCCGAAGCTGGCACGACAGCACAATCAGTCGGCCAAGGACGTTCTCGGATACCACTACGCCAAGTTCTGCCATCCTGAGTTCTGGCGCGACAAGCCGACCACGCTGCCGCAGATTGACGACCTCGACCTGCAACTGTCCGCGTCGATGATCGGAAACTTTGAAGATGGGCGGCGCATCGCGGACAAGCTGGCGAACGAAAGACCTGATGACTCGCGTGCTGCCTTTAATCGTGGCTGGTACGAACTGCGCGACGGCAAGATTCAAGACGGCTACCGACTGATGCACCAAGGCCGTCGCGTCGGCATCTTTGGCGACAAGGCACCGCACACGCCGCAGCCGCTCTGGAACGGCCAAGTCGGCACGGTGCTGCTGCGCTTGGAAGGCGGTCTAGGCGATCAGATTCATCAAGCGCGGTACACGGCCAATCTCGTCGCGCGTGGCTGCAAGGTGGTGCTATCGGCCAGCGGCAGTCTGTGCGCGTTGCTCAAGGACATTGCGGGCGTGTCTGCCGTCGTCCAGCACGGCGCAGAGTTTGGCGTGTATCACGACTACTGGCTTCCGGCAATGTCTGCTCCGGTGCCGCTCGGTCTTGAACTGGCTGACATCTCAGGCAAGCCGTACATCGCACGTCCGCACGTCGCGAAGGATCGGCTAACGATTGGCCTGCGGTGGTCTGGTAACAAGCAGTTCGAGAAGGAGCATCACAAGCTGTTCCCGCCTGCGCCGTTCTTCGACGCGGTGAAGCGCGACGGTGTGCGGTTCATCTCGCTGCAACGTGACGCCGATCTCGATGCCAAGCCTGATTGGGTCGAGACTGTTCCGCTCGACTCGTGGCTAGATACGCAGCGCGCCGTTGCGTCCTGCGACCTCGTAATCAGCTCTTGCACGTCCGTTTCGCACTTGGCTGCGGCAATGGGAGTCAAGACCTGGATCGTCATTCCCGTGATGGCTTACTACCTCTACGCCTTGCCGGGACCGAAAACGCCTTACTGCGACTCGATGAGGCTGTTCCGTCAAAGCGTCTTTGGTCAATGGCACCATCCTATGGAGGAACTGCGCAACGCTGTCGCTGAATTATGAAATACGCTTACACCGAAAACGGTCAGGTCATCGACGGTCCGCGTTCGCTGCCCAACGGCTGGCGCAACGTGTCTGGTCTGTGCTACATGGGCGACGAGAGTTTGCGCGCGCTGGGTTGGTTGCCATATGAGACCATCGACAACGGAGGAGAAGTGCTGGATAAGACCGTTGTGCAGGTGCTGGCCGACAAGGTTGTTGAGACGCGCGTTTATCGGTACAAGACCGCCGAGGAGATCGCCAAGGAGACCGAGGACAAGAAGAAGCACGTCCGGCATGATCGCAACGGTCGCATCTCTCAGTGCGACTGGACGCAGCTAGACGACACGCCGCTCGACAACGTGGCAAAAGCTCAGTGGGCGAGCTACCGTCAGGCGCTTCGAGACGTTCCTGCGCAGCCTGGCTTTCCGTTCAACGTTATTTGGCCTAGCCAGCCCGAGTAAGTTTAACGCCAGCCGCTTCTATGTGGGCTGGATAACTGATCTCCTTTTTAACGCTGGCAGCGGCGGTCTGTTCGGCATGGTCGGCTCGCTGGCGACGACTTGGATGCGCCTACGCGAGAAGAAGCTGGATAACCAGTTCCAGCTTGATCTGCTCGACAAGCAAGCAGCGTCAGCCGAGGCGGTTGCGGCTTGGTCTGCATTTACGGCGTCACAGTCCGCATCTGCATCGGATATGACCGAGAAGGTCGCGCCTTGGGCCGCTAACGTGCGCGCGGTCACTCGACCGGCGCTGACTGCCTTTCTCGTCGTCGGCGCGTTCATCGCGATTCTGATCATCGATGACGAATCCGTGAAGGCTAACGCGCTACAGTCTTTCCAGATGCTCGCCGGAACGTCCGTAGCATGGTGGTTCGGCTCACGCATGACGACGCAGATTAATCAATCGAAACGATGAACGACCACGCTGGAGCTAAACTGCTGTTCGCCAACGTCGGCGCATGGCTCGGAACCATTATCAGCCTGCAAAACGTACAGGTGGTTATCGCGATTCTGTCGGGTCTAGCGTCACTCGGCGTGTCGATTCTTTCGATGATGTGGCTTCAGAAGAAGCTCAAGTCCTTGGAACACGGCGACAAGGAAGAACCGTGATTTAACGCTTGCGGCAATTGTGATGACTGAAAGTCCACTTCTGAACTTTGCGCGCGGTTTCGTCGGACAGATCGATGAAGCGGCTGGCGTGATTCACGACGTTGCGGTCATCACCGAAGGACGCGCGCTGGGTCATGGCGTCAACATCGACGCGACCACGCTTGAGCAGGTCAAGGCGCAGGCTGAGACCTACAGCGGCGGTCTGAAGGTGAAGATGGATCACGGCGGCGGCGCGGCTGACATCGTCGGCTACCTGACCGAGTTCCGCATCGCCGGCAACAAGCTGATCGCTAACTTCCACGTCCTGCAAAACACGCCGCATCGCGCGTACATTTTCGAGATCGCGGACAAGATTCCCGACACGTTCGGCATGTCGATTGCCTTCTCTGGTCCGACAGAGATGGCGTCGGACAAGAAGACGGTCCTGCAACGCTGCTCTGAGATCTATTCTTGCGATCTGGTCAGCGAGCCTGCCGCGAACGCTGACGGACTTTTCAGCATGAAGAAACTTCAAGAAGTCGAGGAGCCGATGGGTTCCATCGAGATCGAATTCCCCATGAATGACGAAACCAAGAACGCCATTGCCGGCATGATTGAGTCGGCTATGATGGGCCTGGGTGAGCGCCTCTCCAAGTTGGAGTCGATGCTGCCGAAGCCTGAGGACAAGGAAGTCGCTATGGCTTCCCGTAACGACGAGATTAAGCTCGCTGCTGAGGCGGCTGGTCTCGCTGCTGTCAAGGAGTTCGCCAAGTCCTTTGGCGCTCCGGTCACCAAGCCCATTGCCTCCGAGGCTCCTGCCGCTCCCGCTCCGGTTGCGCAGAAGTTTGAGGAGCTGGTTGCCGCTAAGGCTTCCGAGCTGAAGGGCGACAAGAGCGCGGCCATCGCGTTCTGCGTGAAGAATCACTCCAACGAATACGCCGCCTTCCGCTCCCGCGTGCAGGCCGGTGAAGTCATCAAACTCTAACTAACCATGAGCACCCAGTACTTCGGCACGGGATCCTTCCTTGCCAATGCGACCATCACCGCTTTCCGCGCTGTGGTCATCTCCACGAACGGTGGCGTCGGTCTGTCGGCTACGGCTGGCAGCGTTGACGGCATCGCTCAGATCGATGCGGCTTCCGGCGACTATGTCACCGTGAAGTTTCTCAACCAAGGCGGCACCCAGAAGGGTACGCTCGTCGGCGGTCCGGTAACGGTGGGTGACACCATTTATGCCGGTGCGTCGGGCCAAGTCGGTCCTGCCGGGACCGTCATCATCGGCAAGAGCCTCACCAGCGCGAGCACCGATGGTTCCATCATCGAGTTCATCGCGAAGAACCTCTAATAAGCACCTACCATGTATACTAACGCTGCTGCCATTTACCGTTCCGATCTCGCTGGCGTTGTCGAGCAGGCCAAGGACTGGGAGTCCAACCTGATCGGCACGCGCGTGATGCCCATCCTCAACGTTCCTCTCCGCGCTGGTCAGTATCCTTCGTTCAAGCTGAAGGAAGGCCAGCTCCTCAAGAGCGACGTCAAGAACCGCACGCCGTACTCGACGTACGCGCGCGGCACTCGTTCCTTCACTCAGGAAACGTATACAGCTTCTGAATACGGATATGAGGAAGCCGTAGACGATACGGTCGCGCTTGACGTGAGCCGTTTCTTCGACGCCGAGGTCGTTGCTGCCAAGCTCTGCTTGCGCAAGCTCCTCCTCGCTCATGAGCTGCGCGTTGCTGCGCAGATCTTCAACGCTTCGACCTTCACGTCGACCAACTCTGGCACCGCCTACACGACGGGCAATTTGGCGACGTTCGATGTGGGTCTGGACGTTGAGTCCGCGATTGATCGCATCCTGGCGCTGGGCGAAAGCCGCGACAACCTCCGCGTTGTCATGAGCAACCCGGTCTGGACGCGCATCAAGGCTTCGACGAAGTTCCAGAATCGTCTGCGCGGCACGGGTCTTTCGACCGACACGATCCTCAATGCTTCGCAGCAGGCCGCTGCCGAGGTCTTCGGCGTTGCCGAGGTTCTCATCGGTCGCGCCAGCTACGATGCGGCGAAGGAAGGTCTGGCGTTTTCGAGTGCTAACGTCTGGTCGACCGATTACATCTGGGTCGGTTCGGTGACCGATGCTTCCTCCGGCTACTTCGGCGGCGGCACGGGCTTTACGCTGAACTGGCAGGAGTACGGCAGTCCGACCGGCGTGTTCACCTACCGTGACGAGGCGATCAAGAGCGACATCGTTCGCGCTTCGCACTACGTCTCGGAGAAGGTGGTCAATGCAAATAGTGCCCAGCTCGTGGCGACCCAGTATAGCTAATCTCTGTTAGGGTTGTTGTGTTCTCCCCTCACCTGCGTAGCGGGTGGGGGGATTTTCTTTTTGACGGTTCGCGCTACGCAATGCGCGTATCGCTTTGCGTCATCTGCGGGAACGAGGAACACCACATTGAGCGAATGCTGGACTCATTCAGTCCAGCCTTTGATGAGTTGTCGCTGGTACGAGCTATCGGCGCCCGCCAGCCTGACCGCACGCTGTCCATCGCGCGTGACTGGTGCGAGGCCAAGGACAAGACATTCCGTTTCCGCGAGCACCTAAACCAGCCTGGATCCGAACATTGGGAGCACGTCGACTCGTTCGGTGAAGCGCGCAACGAAGCCTTTCGCCAAGGCACCGGAGATTGGCTGATCTGGTGCGATTGCGACGACCTGCTCGACAACGCAGATCGGCTCAAGGAGGTTCTGGCTGGTCTGCCTGATGAGGTGTCGATGGCGCGCTTCCTTTACGACGTCCGAGGCACCAGCAAGAAGCTGTTCCGCGAGCGTGCTATCCGGCGCACGGTCTTTGAGGCTGGTCGCAAGTGGCATCACGATGTCCACGAAAACCTGCTGCTGCTCGCCGGCGACAAGCACATCGACCTCGACGATCCGGTTTGGATCCATGCGCCGCTGGAGGTCAAGCGCGAGAACCGGCACCGCAACCTGCGGATCCTGCGGAACTCGGTACGGGACGCTGCGTCGCAGTATTTCTACATTCACCAAGAGCACTACTGCTCTGGCAACTTCAAGGCGGCGGAGGAGTTCGGCAAGCTGGCGATCTCGATGCCGAACCTGCAAGACTCGTTTAAGTACGAGGCATTGCTGAACGTGGCGCGCTGCTGCGGTAATCATCGCGAGTCCATCAACTACTGTCTGCAAGCGCATGGCGTCTTCCCGTGGTGTCGCGAGGCGCTGAACGCGCTCATCCTGCTCTACTTTGAGAAGGGCGACCGACAGCGTGCCTACTACTGGGCAGAACGAGCGCTAGAGCGTCCAGAACCGCCATTAGAGGACCGACCGTGGACGCATGAGGCTAAGCATTACGGCTGGTACGGAATCGATCTAGCGGCACGCGCGGCACGCTACGCAGGCCACGTCGAGCGAGCGCAGGCCCTACAAGACCACTTTCACGCCGGCAAGCAGCCGACGATCTCGCTGATCCATGCCACGCGCGGTCGATCCAGCAAAGCCGTTGCCTGCCGTGAAGCCTTCCTGCAAGCCGCTGCCAATCCGGCCAACGTCGAGCACATCTTCTGTGTGGACCTTGATGACAGCGTCTCGATGGAGATGTCGCAGCAGTTCGTCCACGTCACCAGTAAGGAGCAGAGCTGCGTTGCAGCCTGGAACCTGGGCGCACGCAAGGCGCGCGGCGACCTGCTGATCCAGCTTTCCGACGACTGGCTGCCGCCGCTGCATTGGGATTTGCAGCTCTTGGAACTAGTCGCGCTGCGTGATCTTAAGAAGGAGCAACTAGCCATCGCCGTACATGACGGGCACCGCAAAGACGAGCTGATGTGCATGGCGATTATGTCGCGCGCTCGCTGGGAGGCTCAAGGTGATATGTTCTTCGCCGGCTACGAGTCGGTATTCTCAGACAACGAGTTCAGTCATCGAGCCTGGGCCGACAACATCGTCGTTGATGCGCGCGACAAAGTGACGTTCGTTCACGATCATCCGCACTTCAGCAACGGTCCACTCGATCCGACTTACCACCACAACAACAAGAGCGAGCGGTACAAGCGCGGCAAGGAACTGTTTGAGGCACGCAATCCATGAACCACTTTTTCCATGAGTCGCGGTTCGGTGAGAACTGGTTCGACTACGCGAACATTTACTCGCGCTTTATCGAGGAAGCGCCGGTCGGTGCGACGATCGTTGAGGTCGGTTCGTGGCGTGGTCGGTCGATGGCGTTCCTCGGAGTCGAGGCGATCAAGAGCCAGAAACAGTTGCAGCTTTACGCGGTCGATACGTTCCGAGGCAGTATCGAGCACGCAGGCCATCCGCAACTTGCGACTGGTTCAATGGTCGGTCACTTCCTTCAGAACATTAAGCCGATCCTGCACGCGGTGCATTGCTTGCCGCTGCCGTCGACCGAGGCATCAAAGCTGTTCGACGACAAGTCGGTGTTTGCGGTCTTCATCGACGCATCGCATCAGTACGAGGATGTCCTTTCGGACATTATCCATTGGAGCAAAAAGGTGCAGCCTGGCGGCTACTTGGCTGGTCATGACTTCGGCGGATACGATGGAGTGCGACGCGCTGTCGCTGAGACGGTCGGGCGATACACGATTGTCGGTCAGTCTTGGATCACGCAATGCTGACCATCTTCACAATCGTTTTGAACGGGAAACCGTTCATCGATAAGCAGTTGCCGATTTTCCAGAAGCTAACGATCCCGTGGCGCTGGCACATTGTCGAAGGCGTCTCGCGTCCGCAGGAGTGTACAAGCTGGTGTGCCGAGGTGCAGGACCGCTGGCACCGGAACTGGCTATCGATCGACGGGACAACTGAGTACCTAGACAGCATCAATGATCCGCGCGTGCGCGTGACGTGGAGGCTCGGTCCTTGGGCTGGCAAGATCGCAATGGTCAATGCAGCCATGGAAGACGTCACCGATGGCGTCGTCATGCAGATCGACGCCGACGAGTTCTGGACTGCTGACCAGTTAGAGCGAATCTACGAGATGTTGCAGGACAAGCAGCCTGGCGACTTCGCGCAGTTCGACTGTTTTTACTTCGTCGGGCCGAGCAAGGTCGTGACGACGCGGCAAGGATTTGGCTCGATGTCATACGAATGGTTCCGCGCGTGGAAGATGGCGCCGGGACTCCGCTTCAACAGCCACGAACCTCCGGTGCTGAACGCTTGGGCGAGCTACGTTCCGCGCGAGACAACGCGAGCGATGGGTCTTGTGTTCGACCACTACGCCTACTTCACCGAGGAGCAGGTTGCATTTAAGGAGCAGTTCTACCAGTACGAAGGCTTAGTCGACGGCTGGCGTCGATTGCAGAAAAGCAAGGGCGACGTGCGGCTGTGCGACTATTTCAAGTTCCTCGACAAGCAACCTTGGGTCATCGCTGGCGACATATGAAAAACGTTGTGCTGGTCTACCATGAGCGGCTCGGAGACGTGCTGCGCTGCCTGCCCATTGCGCGACATCTTGCAGGTCAAGGCGTCGAGGTGCTGATTGAGTGCCTGCCGCAGTATCACTCGCTCTTTGATGTCGTCAGCTACGCAACGCCTGTTGCGCCTGGTCGAGCAGGAAAGGCCAAGAGGATCGACTTACAGATTTGGCCTGAGCGCTACGCAGACTTTCGAGCTAGCGGCAAGTCGTGGGCTGATTACGTTTACGGTCTTGTTCCTGAGTTGGCCGGCATGGATCGTCGCATTGTCTTCGACAAGCTCGATCCGCGACCGGCGATGGACGACGCGATTATGGGGCCGCTGACGGCGATTGTCTCGCCGTTTGGCTATTCGCAGACCGTCCAGTACAACCCAGCGATGGTCTGTCAGTACGCCTTCGCGCAGTTCAAGGCACCGATGCGTATCCTTGCCGACCCTAAGCAGGTGGAAGCCTGCGTCTGGCGTGGCTGGTCTGAGTCGCTGTTCATTACCGCTCGCGATATTCCCGAGCTGATCCGCATCTTGCGTGACGCTCGCGAGGTCATGACGATCAACAGCGCTCCCGCAATCATTTGCGATGCCGTCCGCGAGAGGTACTACCATATACCTTCAGGTACGCCGCAGGACGACACCATCACCGAAAAGTCAGTGGTTGTGACATTTGGAGCATAGGTATGACCGTCCGCGATTTCGATCCTGCTCTGCTGGAAGCCGACTTCAGCGCCATTCAAGATCAAGCCGGCATCACGTTCTCGATCTTTGGAGTGACCATCACGGGCGTTTGGGCGAACTCGCGCAACGTGTTTCAGTCCTTTGAGGATCAGCGGCGCGATGAGGGTCGGTATACGGTGTTCTTTTTGGCGTCGCAGGTCGTCACGGCACCGCAGCTCACGACTAACGTTGTGCGCGCTGGCGTAACCTACTTTATCGAGAACCTGGAGTTCGACGCGGAAGGATCCGGCGTGCAGATGGAGGTTCGCAAGTCGATATGATCGCAGTTGATTTCCGTTCTCGTGAGTTGGAAATGAAGCTGGCACGGCTGGCAGACGCTGCGCGTGTAGATTATGGCAGCGTGATTCGCGAAGAAGCAGGATACGTCACGAAACTTTTGATCCAGTTTACTCCTCCTAAAAGTCTATCCGAGGGAAGGAACGCGATTTCTGGAGACATGAACCGACTTTCGGTTCCGCTAAAATACGAATACTTCAAATCGCGAGTCACTGAAGGTGGATTTTATAAAAGCATTTCTCGATATGTAAGAACGCGGCAGACCGAAAAGCTCAATCAGCTATTCCAAAACCCGAATCTCAAGCATTGGTACGGAATGCACCTTTTTAATAGCGTCGATCAACTAGCGGCAGAACATAAGAAGAAGCGAAACATCAGAGGACGAATTCCAAGTAAAACTAACTTTGCTTCGTATTCTGGAGATTTTAAGGCGCTGAGGAATGAGATCCAAAGTCGTGTAGGCTGGACTGCTTCTGGATGGATTCCATCTGCACGAGTAACAGGCGTTCGGTACAAAAAGTTTTCCGATAGATTCAAAGGAAAGTCTGGTTCGGTTCAGTACAACTTCGGAAGGAACCCATTTATAGTTGGTCGGAATTTGAACGTAAAAATTCCAAACTATCAAAGAACAGTTGATGCAGTTTTAAGAAGCAGAATTGCCACAACTGAAATCAAGCTGGAACGAGTTTTGGCCGGCAAAGCTATTAACCTTGGATTTATGCGTGTAAAGGAAAGGCCGATGAAAGTAAATCCTTTGATCGGTCTTCATGAGTCCGGAACTGGAGTTAAATTCATTTTGAGCAAGTAGCATGAGTACTAGAACACAGATCCGAAACGCAATTGGCGCGAAGTTAACCGCCGGTGGTGCTGTCGTGCCGACCGCTAATTTGCTGCTAGGGCGAAACAACACGCTCCAATCGGTTTCCTTTCCTTCCGCGGCAGTCTACGCTGTTGACGAGCAGATCGAGGTCCGGTCGCTAGCGCCAAGCAACCGCGTCCAGTATCGCCAGCTTACCGTGAACGTGGACTACTTCACGGCACAGACCGGCGTGACCTACATTGACGACCTATTCGACGATGGCTCGGCTGCGGTCGAGGCCGCTGTTTTGGAAGACGTTACGCTCGGCGGTGTCTGCGATGACCTACATCTGACAAACGTCCAATATGTGATAGAGGACGACGAGGACAAGCGCTGGGGCGTCGCGCGTCATACCTTCAACTGCATTTATCTAACCACTGACTAATATGGCTAACCACCTCGGCCGCGAAGGCACCGTTAAAATCAGCAGCACCACCATCGGTGAATTGCGCAACTACTCGCTCGCGCATTCGTCGGATGTCGTCGAAGACTCCGTCATCGGAGATACCTACCGCACCCGCAAGGCCACGATGAAGACTTGGTCGGTGTCGGGCGATCTCTACTGGGACGAGGCTGATGCCGGCCAGCTATCGCTGACCATCGGCTCCTCCGTCACGGTCAACCTCTATCCGGAAGGTGCCGACTCTGGCGATACCTACTACTCGGGCGGTGGTATCGTGACAAAGTTCGACATCAGCGCTGCGTTCGACGGGATGGTAGAAGCTGCAATTTCCATCGAAGGGAACGGCGCTCTGAGCACCGTTACGGTCTAATGGATGCAATCGACCTAGTACGCGAACACTTCGCCGCACTCGGCACTCGCTCAATCGAGGTGCCAGAGTGGAAGCTGACGATCTACGCAACGCCAGTCACGCTGGCCGAGAAGAATCGCCTATACCGCAAAGCCAAAGAGAACGACATGGAACTTCTCGTGGACGTTCTCATTCTGAAGGCAACAGACAAGGACGGCACCAAGCTGTTCAACGCTGACCACCGGATGACTTTGCTGCACAAGGCGGACTCTAATCTCATTGCGCGAGTGGCTAACTTCATCTTGTCGGAGGCTGCGCCGCCAGTTGAAGAACTAAAAAACTGATTCACGGTGGCGAGGGTGCCGATCTCCTCGCCATCTATGCACTAGCGGAGAAACTCGGCAAGTTCGCGCATGAGGTCATGCAGATGCCAGCACAAGAACTGACCGGCTGGCTTGCCTATCTACATTATCAACAGCAGGTGACCAAGAAACATGGCTGAAGCAGTATTCAATATCCGCGCAGTTGATTCGACTCGGCAGGCTTTTGCTTCTGTGCAAAACAGCCTTGGAAGATTATCAAATACTGCGGAAAAAGCAGGTCGAAGCATTCAGCGCAGTTTCAGTATCCAGCGTGGCGTCTCGATGGCGATGGTCGCGCTGGGTCTCAGCATGGACGCAATTGCTGAGAAGATTTCAAACGTCATCACCGGCACGAACAAGGAGGAGCTAGAAGCGCAGACTAAGAATCTCCAGCTGATGCAGCAACAGGCCGCGGCTGCCGAAGCTTTGGCAGTAGCAAAGCGAACCGATGCCCAGCAACTGATTGCGCTCAATCTTGAGGCCGAGCAACTCCAGTCGCGCATTGCGAACAACTCAGCCGACACCACCGAGCAAGCTAATCGGCTTCTTGAGGATCAGATCGCGCTGAGTCAGACGCGGCTCAACATTCTCACCCTCGGTCGCAAGATCGAGGAGGATCAACTAGCGACTCAGAAAGCCTATCAGGCATCAATCGAGGATCTCGGTGCTGCACAGTCGCGCATTTACTCCGGCCAAGCATCACTTGCTGATCGGATCACCGGCATTCGCGCACGAGAAGCAACGATCCTCAAGGACATGGCGTCCATCGGTGCAGACGACATCGAACTGCGCACCGAGAAAATGAAGGAACTGACGCAGGTTTACGAAAAACTTGCGCCGTTACTTGAAGAACAGCGCCGACTGGGACGAGAGGCCGGCGACATGATCGCGATGAGTTTTGAGGATGCCATTTTCTCCGGCGAGAAACTATCCGCGGTCCTCAAGAATCTTGCGTTGGATCTGATGCGGCTGATCTTCCGCAACGTCATTACCGCTCCGCTGGCGTCGTCGATTGGTAACTTCATCAACGCTGGCCTCGGCTTCTTGGCTGAAGGTGGACCCGCCAAGGCTGGCTCACCCTACATCGTCGGTGAAAAAGGGCCGGAGCTGTTCGTGCCTGGATCGAGCGGAACCGTGATTCCGAACGACCGAATGGGGCAAGTTGGCAGCGCGGCCGGCGGTCCCACGATCAACATCTCCTACAATATCCAGTCCGGTGTTTCTCGCGCTGAGTTGCAGCCCATCCTTGAGAATGAGCGCAAGCGTCTGCGCGTCGAGATTCCTGACCTTGTGCGCCGCGGTGGTTCTTACCGGAGCGCCTTTGCCTAAGCCATGGCTATTTCATACCCACTCACGCCGCCCTCGCCGTTTAAGGTTAGCAAGCTATCGCTGACCGGAGTCTCGGCGCGTTCTCGCTCGGTCTCTCCGTTCACGTTTCAGGTGCAGCAGTACAACTGGCCTGGGCAGGGGTGGCTCGGCTCAGTCGAGTGTCCTCCGATGGTGCGCTCGGACGCCGAGCAGGTCATCGCATTTCTGTTGGCTGCGCAGCGTGGCACGTTCTACTTCCGCGACTACAGCAACAGCGCTCCGCGTGGCAATGTCACTGGCACGCTGACCGTCGCGAGCGCCACGGCCAACGGAACGACGCTTGGCATCTCTGGCGCGACTGGCACCTTCGCCGTGGGAGACTGGCTGCAAATCTCAACGTCGCTCTACAAGGTCATTCAGGTCAACTCATCAAGTTCCGTAGATGTCTTTCCCGTGCTGCGTGCGAGCTACGCAGCTGGCACGTCAATTGTGACCTCAAGTCCTAAAGGCGTCTTCCGTCTAGGCAACAATCAGACCGACTGGTCGATTGAATTGGCCGGCATTTACGGCGTGTCGTTTTCTATCGTAGAGGAGATTCCGCAATGAGCATCACCGCAGCAGGCAGAACCATGACGGCTGGCATGGTGGCCGAGGTCACGACTGCGCAGCTGTCACCGATTCTGATGGTCGAGATGGCTTTCTCAACTCCGGTTTATCTGTGGACCGGATATGGAACTCTGACTTACGCAGGAAAGGCATACCTTGGCACAGGCGACATGGGAACGATTGCGCCAATCGAGGAGACGACGGATCTCTCGGCGCGTGGTCTGATGTTTCAGCTTTCGGGCATTCCGACTGCCTTCATCTCGCTGGCGCTTAATGAGAACTACCAAGGCAGAAGTTGCTCGGTACAGCTTGGCGCGCTGTCTACCACGGCTGGACTGATCGCTTCGCCAGTTACCGTTTTTCTAGGTCGCATGGACGTGATGGCAATCTCGGACGACGGCGAGACTGCACAGATCACGATGAGCGCCGAATCTCGGCTAGTGGATTTTAGGCGCGTGAAGGAGTCGCGCTACACCGACGAGGAGCAAGGAACGATCGACGCGACCGACAAGGGCCTGGAGTTCGTCAATGCAATCCAAGAAAAGACGATCTACTGGGGCAGTCCTAATCCCACAAATCCTGGGTTGTGGAACGGCGGCAACGATGCGCCGGAAACCGATCGGAATCCTGACCGCATCATATGAGCCGAGCGGACAACTGGCGCACGCTTTTGGCTGACTTTATCGAGGCACGTCGCGAGCGCGCCTTTGAGTGGGGTTCGCACGACTGCTGCCTGTTCGCTGCCGACTGGGTCGCGCTTGTTACAGGCAAGGATCCAGCGATAGCGTTTCGCCAGTCCTACTCGTCGGCAATGGGAGCGCATGACATCTATACCCAGTTCGGTGGTGTTCCTGCGCTGGTGAGGAATTGCCTTCGTGATGCTGGATTTGTGCGCGTGTCGCAAGAGCAGGCATCGGCTGGCGATCTAATCGTCCGCGAGTCAGGCCAAGGCAAGTGCGTTGGCATCGTCCTTGGACTAAACAGCGCCTTTGTAGGGGAAGACGGCTTACGTTTCGCGCGTACCGACGAGGATCCCGACGCTACATTCTGGAAATTCTGATCCATGCCGACGCTAATCGTAAACGCTGCTTACTATCTTTGGCTTGGCCTACAGACGGTCGGCATCGCGATCTCGCAGGCAACCGCGATCTTCATCGTCAAGAGCATCGCTGTCATCGGCGCGTCGATGGCTACATCGAAGCTGCTTGCGCCGAAGATGCCGAGTATGGCCGACTCGCTCGGCTCGCGAGGTCAGATGATCCGCTCACCGATTGCAGCGCGACAAATCATCTATGGTCGAGCGAAGGTCGCAGGAGCAATCGTTTACCTTTCCACGACCGGGAGCAAAAACGAGTTCCTGCATATGGTGCTGGCGGTCGCCGGTCATGAGGTCGAGGAGCTAGGCGACGTCTACTTCAACGAGGACTTGGTCCTAACTGGGGCCGGCGACGGCAGCGCGACTGGCAAGTATGCTGGGTATGCTGAGATCTACAAGAAGCGCGGTGCATCTGGTCAGACTGCTTTTGCAACGCTAATCACCGACACGGCAAGCCTGACCGACGGCAAGTGGACATCCGATCACAAGCTGACCAACATTGCGTGCGTCTACGTCCGACTGAAGTGGAACACCGAAGTCTTCGTCGGCGGCATTCCGAACGTTTCGTTGATCGTCAAGGGCAAGAAGGTCTACGACCCGCGCACAGCCACGACCGCTTATTCGACCAACTCGGCGCTGTGTCTGCGTGACTACCTGACGTCGTCGCTTGGCATGGCGATGTCATCGAGCGAGATTGACGACACAGCCTGCACGGTCGCTGCGAATGAATGCGACGAGCAGGTGCAGATCCTGCCGGTCTCGCCTACCACCTACGAAAAACGCTACGAGACCAACGGCGTGATCTCGACCAGCGAATCTCCCGACGCTGCCATCGCAAAGCTGCTGTCGGCAATGGCTGGTCTGACTGCCTACTCGTCGGGTCAGGTTGTGATGTATGCTGGAACGTATCAGATCCCGACGATCAGCCTAAGCGAGAAGCACTTTGTCGGTCCTCTGTCGGTCACGACGCGAACCAGCGCTCGCGACCGCGTAAACACGGTTAAGGGCGTCTACGTCTCGGAGGAGAACCAATGGCAACCGTCCGACTTTCCGGTCATCACGTCCGCAACCTACGTCACGCAGGACAACTCGATTAAGTACACGCGCGACGTGTCGCTGCCGTTCACGATCTCGCCATCTTGCGCGCAGCGCTTGGCAGTCATTGAGCTGCGACGTGCGCGTCAGGAGATTGTGCTGACCGCTCGCTTCCGCCTTGAGGCAATGCAGCTACGCGCCGGCGAGACGGTGATGATCTCCAACAGCAAGCTCGGATGGGCGAACAAGGTTTTCGAGATCATGGAATGGCGATTCGTTGCAGACGGTCAGCCGCCGCAGCTTGCGGTCGACATGACTCTGCGCGAGATCGACTCGACCGTATACTCATGGACCGTCTCAGATGAGATCGCGGTTGCTGATGCGAAAAACACGACGCTGCCTAATCCGTTCACGATCGCTGCACCGACGTCGCTGTCGCTAGTGGCAGATGGCACGACTCAGCAGTACCAAGCAGACGGCACCGCGTTGCCGCGTATCAGAGTCTCATGGTCCGCGCCGTCCGAGGAATTTGTGCAGTCGGGCGGCTTCGTCGGCATTGAGTACAAGGAGACAACGTCCACGACCTATCTAACCTGGGGCCGCGTGCCGGGAGATCAGACTCTTGAGTTTATCTCCTCGGATGTTCGCATCGGCACCGGCTACAACGTGCGGATCTACGGCGAGTCGTATTTCAAGGTCTCGTCTAGCTACGTTTCCGGCGTGGTCACGGTCCAGAAGGACACGGTTGCGCCATCCGTTCCGACCAGCCTCACGGCAAACATCGGCACGGGCAAGGCGGTGTCGCTAGACTGGGATGACGTCACCGTCGCAGATCTTAGCGAGTATGGCGTTTATCGCAACACGACCGGAGTCACGCCGGCGAGCACGGTCGCAGACAAGATTGCCGAGACGCGCAGCTCGCGATTCTTCGATGCCGAGGTCACGGTCGGTACTACTTATTACTACTGGGTCAACGCTTACGATCGGTTAGAGAACGTGTCGGACTTCTCAAATCGCGCGTTTGCTCGACCGCTTGGCGTCACAGCGTCACCCGACCTGACGCCTCCCAGCACGCCCAGCGCGCCCACGTTTAAGAGCGAGCGGACCTATCTCGCCTCGGACGGCACCGCTCTTGCGGCGATTGTCTTGACCGTTCCGGCTGTCCCGTCTGGTGGTGTTGCACTCGACGTCCTCTCGCGCGTGTCTGGCGCTGACGGTTACAAGGTCGAAGGTCAGATCGACAACGTTGCTGCGTCAGCGTTTGAGGTAGACGACCTGACACCTGGCGTGTCCTACGACTTTGCTTGTCGTGGCGTCAACGCTTCCGGCATATACTCGGCACTTTCGACTGCGCTGACTCGCACGGCAGCCAGCAGCACAACGGCGCCTGCTGCTCCGACCAACGTGTCGATCACGTCAACCGGAATCATTCCCGAATACTTTCCCGGTTCTCAGGTTCTCCTATTCGGCACGCGCGTTTTGTGGGACGCTTCGACGGAAACCGATTTTTCCTACTACGAGGCGAAGGTCGTCAGTACGAACGATCCGAACTCGACATCGTACAACTGGACGCCTGGACCTACGGGCGGGCTGCTTCAGACGCGCGAGAACGAGGCGTACTTCTACAACGCACTACTGAACGCCGGTTACGTCTACGTCCGCAGCGTCAATCGCGCCAAGGTTGCGAGCACTTGGGTTTATGGCGGCAACGCGAACAGCGCAGCCAACACAGGCTACACCTCACTTGGCAGGCAGGAATCGAGTAACGTCTCGGTGACAGGAGGCACGGTCAACTCGGTGACCATGAATGCGGTCAGCATTACCGCAACCAAGGTCAAGGTGCCGATTACCGTTTCCGGTACGCAGTACCGAGGACTTGAGGCTAACGAGACGACCGCAGTCGATGTCTACGCGGTCAATCTGCGTGTCTACGATAACACGACGACGCAAAAGCTGCGCGTCGATAACGCGACGGGCGAGGTCTACGTCCAGTCTTCAAAGGTTTTGTCGACACGCTACGGCACAACGCCGACAACCCTAAACGAAGTCATTTCCGCTCTACAGCATCACGGTCTGGTCCCTTAAGTCATGGCACTCAAACTTAGCATCACACTTCCGAACGGCGCGTCTGGCGACTATCTGCGACTGGTCAACGTTGAGTGGGACCGCAACCTTGAAAGCGCGTTGGCTTACCTCGCCTTGTATCTGAACAAAGCGCAAGCCGACGCAGCGCCGGCGCATCCTCTGGCGCTGGTCGCACAGATCAACGTGCGTGGCCTGCCGTTTACCGATCACCTGAGCAACGCAGCGCTCAAGGCTCCCAATGTGAACTTCTTGTCCCAGCTCTATCACATCGCGAAAACCGAGCCGTCGTGCGTGAAGATCATCAACGGCGTAAGCGTGCCTGACTTAGCGCAGGCAGAGGATGTCTAAGGGACGTCCCTTCGTCGTCGCGTCAGACAACCATGGCGACCAGTACGACGAGGCAACATTCAAGTCGCTGAAGTCGTTCCTCGCTGACTTCCGACCCGAGATTCGTATCCACGCAGGGGATAACTGGGATTTTCGCAACCTACGCAAAGGAGCCTCTGACGATGAGAAAGCGCACAGCCTTGAAGACGACTGGGAAGCTGGCGTCGAATGGCTTCGCACGTTCTTCGACGGTGGACGTGAGAACCACTTCCTACGAGGAAACCACGACGAACGGCTGTGGCACTTCGCTCACAACGCCGCAGGACTGGTGCGCGACTACGCAACCGATGGCATCAAGCGAGCGGAGCGCGTTGTCACGCAGGCAAAGGCGCGGATGCTGCCGTATGACTCGCGCTTTGGCGTACTCCGTCTGGGACACCTGAGAGTCGTACACGGCTACTTCGCGGGACTCGGAGCAGCACGTCGGCACAGCATCGCTTACGGCAACTGCATATTCGGCCACACTCACTCGACCGACAGCGCGCCGGTGGAATCAATCGACGGTCCGGCAGAAGCGCGCGGCATCGGCTGCACCTGCAAGATCGACATGGGATACAACCAGCACATGGTCGGCAAACTGAGGCACGACAACGCCTGGTGCTACGGTGTCTTGTTCGACGACGGGACGTATCAGCTTTTCCAAGCTAAGAAAATCGGAGGCTCATTCTATGCAGCGCAAGGCATCGCGAAGTACTGAGGACAAATGGGTCGGACTGCTCAAGGAGGCGCTGCACAAGAACGAGCGCCGACCTGTAGGCGACGGCTGGGTCACCGTGGTTGAATTGGCGGCAAAGCTGAAGGTCGGCACAGATCGCGCGTATTCGCTGGTGCATGAGATGGTCGCAAAGAAGAAGGTCGAGAAGTTCGTAGGCTCGGTGAAGCTCGACAAAAAGATGACGCGGCGCGTCTGGTATCGTCCGCTTTGATTGGTCCTGGAACACAAAACCGATTATTTGTGCCATGGACAAACCGCCGCAGTTCCAACTTGGAGAGCTGGTGCGGTCGCGCATCGACCCGAGCTGCGGCTTCGTGGTTGTCGGCCACGTCTATCGGCAGGCATCGGTTGAGTATCTGCTAGCAGATGCGAGCGGCTCCGAGGAGGTCAGGTCTGACCTGGAGATCGAGGCTGGGGAGCGGCAGAGAGATCCGATCAACGCGGATTAAAACTGCGTAAGTCGTTGTTAGTTAGTAGGCAACGCAAGGGCGGATAAATTCCGCAAATTTCCGCTTGAGTCGGGAGGCTCTGTCTGCATTGTGGTCGGTACACAACCAACGACCCATGAATACCAAGGCTCCCACGATTCGCCAGATTGACGCTCAAATTCGCCGCCGTTACAAGCTTAGCGCTGCCAGCGTCAAAGACTGCATTCGCCAAGGCATTGAGCGCCGCGCCATTGAAGCAGTTCAATCCGGTGAATCTTACAAGATCACGGGCGGCTGGGTCGTTCTCCCGTTTCAAGGTCAGCACGACATTCGCGGTCTTCTACACCTTGCGGTTCAATGCTTGCGCGCAGCCCAGTTGGCTAGCTTCCGCGCTTCCTAATCATGACGACCGAAACCATCGACAAGGAAACGCTCGTCAACGCAGCGTGCAACTGCAACCCGTACTTTGAGCGCCGCCACTTCGCGCTTTACTACCAGCACTTGAGCCACGGTCTCGACGTGCTTGGTCTTGGCCTCGCGGAGAACGAGAAGCGCGCAGCACAGCTCGCGGTCGAACAGTCCTACGAAGAACTTACCAACGCCTAACCATGCGCTCCCTACTCATCCTCCTGAGCCTGACTGCCAGCCTGCGCGCTGCACCTCCTGAGTCGTTCTGGCGTGCGCTGCACGTCGTAGAAAGTAGCGGTCGCCGTGGCGGTCTCATCCTTGGCGATCAAGGCCGCAGCCGTGGTCCCTTGCAGATTCAGCGCAGCGTCTGGCAAGACGCGCGCATCGGTGGACGGTACGAGCAGGTCGATGATCTTGCGTACAGTCGGCGCGTAGCCGAAGCCTACTTCAAACGCTATGTCCCGACAGCCTATGTCAACGCCGACATAGACGTGTTGGCGCGGACCTGGAACGGTGGACCAAGAGGAGCCAGCAAGCCACAGACCAAGGCTTACGCAGCGCGAGTTCGGAGGGCCATGCAATGAGCCGCACGCCAGCCAAGCCGGGACGCAAGCCGTCGCCGGTCGGCGTCAAGGTTATGATACCTTGGCGCGTGTCGCCTCGCCTCGTAGAGCGCCTGCGCTGGCAGGCAGCGAAGCAAGGTCTGCAACCGTCCGAACTTCTCTCCCGCATCATCGAACGCAATGCACCTCCCGTCTAAAGCTAAGGTCTCGGTCGTACTGACGACCGAACAAGTAACCGCGTTGCGCGACATCGCCGTCCAGCGCCAACTGAGTCTATCCGACGTCGTCCGCGAGGCGGTGCGTCTGATGCTCGACACGCCTCGGTGAATGCGCTGACGCTCTGCGCTACGATCCTCGGCGGACTTAGTCTCGCCGGTTCGGTCATCGTCCTCGTTCTCGCACGTCGCGAGTATCAGCGCTGGCGCAAACGTCGGTTCTACCTCTACGCAGATCCCATTCATGTCACTTCACGTCACGGGTCAGGAAGCAGCGAGCTGCGTCCGGTTCCTCGAAAAAGCGTTTTCCAAGTGGGAGCGCGAGCAGTCGAGGCACGTCGCGCCTTCGGCCAGCCAAGCGCCAAAGACCAAGGAGCAGCCGCAGGTCAAGCCAAGCAAGCGCAAGCCGGGAACCGTGCAGCGGGTCTGGACGGCAGAGGAGATCGCGGCAGTCGGAAAGGCGATTGAGACTAAGCAGACCACGCGCAGCCTGGCTGCTCAACTCGGCATCTCCTATGGTCTAGTATGGCAGAGGCGCACACAGATCGAGCACGCTTTGAAACTCTCACTCCTGAAAGGTGCGACCAGCTCATCCGCGCAGCGCGTCAGCGTGCCGCATACCGAGTAGCTCGGATTAAACTTTCCGTTATGGAACACAACAACACAACAACCGCGGAGCAGGCTCGCGTTCTCCTTGCTCCGGTTATGAGTCAGCTACAGAACGCTTTTCCCGGTGCGAGCCACCACTCGGTCACCGTTGCATACTGGGGCGACAACAAGGTCTTCTTCGGAGTCGGCATCGCCGTTGGCAAGGAGCACTTGGCAAGCACTTACTGCGACACGCCAGCCGAGGCTATCGAGCATCTGTCGACTCGGTCAGCCGATGAGCTGCGCGAGCGCGCTGCAAAGCTCGTTGCGCAGGCCGAGGCGCTGGAAGGTGGTGCGCTGTGATTACGCTTACAACGCCTAGCGCATGGCAGCCTCACACCTCCTGCGCAGTCGCCGGCATGACTGATGAAGCTTACCGTGCAGCGCCTGGACTGACGCAGTCTGACCTAAACCGATTTGCCGAGTCACCTGCGCTCTTTAAGCACGTCGAGCGGCAGGACTCCTCCGCGATGTCGTTCGGGCGCGCGCTGCACTCGCTGCTGCTGGAAGGTCAGACGCGGTACGTCATCAAGCCTGAGACCTACGGTCCCGAGGACAAGCCGTGGCACGGTGCCGCCAAGGAGTGCAAGGAGTGGATGGCTCGCCACGCTGGCGAAACCATCTTCTCGGCTGATGAGGCAGACGCGCTTGAATGTGCTGTTCGGCACGCACTCGCGCACGAAACTGTCGCGCATCTACTGAAGGGAGCGCACAAGGAGCTGTCTGTTTTCGGCGCATCTCAGACCGGAGCGGCTTGGGGCAAGGGTCGCATGGACGCGGTGAACTTCCGAGGAGATCGCGTGCAGGTCATCGACGTGAAGACCACGCAGGACGCGCGGCTGTCTGCCTTTAGCAAGACGATCCTGCAACGCGGCTACCACCGGCAGGCAGCGTGGTATCGTCGCTTGATCGCTCAGTTCATCGACAAGAACGTGCGGTTTGAGTTCTGGTTCGTCGCAATTGAAGCCGATCCGATCCCGCGCGTGAACGTCTGGAAGTTGGACGAGGCGGCGATTGATTACGCAGACGAGGAAATCGACAAGCTGCTTGAGACGCTGGCTGGGTGCCGAACAACTGGACGTTGGCCGGATTACCACGACAAGGATGTCGGACTTATGAACACGATCGACCTACCTAAATGGGTTTACGTCGACGAGACCGCGCTTGAGGGTTTGACGAAGGGGACCACCGCATGAAAACATTAACAGACGCAGGGCCGGCGTTTCCGGTCACAACGGACCACGGTTCGGCTTATTCCCTTCCCGATGCCCTCCGCGATTACTTCGCGGCGGCGGAGATGCAGGGCATCTTGGCGTCTATTGACGCGGCGCAGGGCCACAAAATCCACGTCCAGACTTTGGACGCGAACTGTTATGACATTGCCGACGCCATGCCGGCCGAACGCGCCAAGACGAATGGGGGTGCTGCATGAAAACATTCAAAGACGGCGGTCCCGCGTTTCCGGTCTCGTGGGAACACGGCTCAGTTTATCCGCTTCCGGGCATGGCCCTGCGCGACTACTTCGCGGCGGCGGCGATGCCGCAGATCCTCGCAGGCTATCGCAGCGAAGGGTTGCCCTTGATCGCACAAGAGGCGTTTGACGGCCTCGCTGGGGAGAATGAAGATCACAGTCGCGGACGGTTAGCCTGTGTGGCTGAGGAAGCTTATGAATTGGCCGACGCTATGCTGGCCGAACGCGCGAAGATCAAAGAGGACCAGTCATGAGTACCGACGACCAGTTGAGTCCAGCCAAGAGCGAGCCAAAGTCATTCACCGGCCTTTCAGGTATGCTGCGAACCTCGCCTTGGCTTGCGTCGGAAGATCTGGTCGGACTCGGTGACGTTCCGGCAGAGATCGAGGACGTGCTGCTTTATGACGAAGTCGCGTTCGACAAGGGTCGCAAGGAACGCAACGTTCCGGCGCTCAAGTTTCGAGGCAAGGCGAAGCAACTTGTCCTGCGCACGTCAGCCAATCGACGCGCGCTGGTTCGTATGTTCGGCGCGAACACGCAGACCTGGCGCGGTCAGACCATTTACCTTTACCACGATCCCGACGTGCGGTTCGGCGGTAAGGCAGTCGGCGGCATTCGCATCAAGGAGATCAACCAATGAACAACCAATTCGACAACGAACTAACGTTTCGCCTTTTCAGGAATGACAAGGCGGACAATCCGAAACGACCCGACTACAAGGGCGAGATCACGATCGGCGGCACGCAGTACCGCTTGAGCGGCTGGATTGCCGAGGTCAAGAACGGTCAGAACGCGGGCAGCAAATACATCCGAGGCAAAGCCGAACGCAAAGATGCAGCTCCCGGTGCGTCCTATGCGCCGCCGGCTCCACAGCCAAAGGTCGTGCAGGTCGCGCGGTTAGACGACACGGAAGGAGTGCCATTCTGATGAGCACGCGCTACATTGCAATCGATCCCGGCGCTAACGGTGCGCTTGCGTTCCAGCCTGCGGGCAGTCCAGCGGTCGTCGTGCATCTGACAAAGACAACGCCGCCACTCGACGCGCTGCGCGATGCTATCTCCGGCGCTGAACGGGCCGTCGCCTATGTCGAGCAGGTCGGCGGATACGTCGGCAAGCCGCAGCCTGGGTCTGCTATGTTTAAGTTTGGCCAGAACTTTGGTTTCTGGCTTGGACTACTTGCGGCGCTCGAGGTGCGCACTCTGCTGGTCAGGCCGCAGACGTGGCAGAAGGGTCTGGCCGGATCGTCGCTGAAGGGACCGGAACGCAAGCGTGCGCTGCGGGACGAGGCTGCGCGGCGGTTTGCTGCGTCTGGTCTGCGCGTGACGCTCGACAACTGTGATGCGCTGTTGCTGCTGGATTATGCGCAGCGGCAAGGAGGTGCGCTGTGATTGAGCCGACGAACGACTTTCCGAGTCATTACCGGAAACTGATTGCGCAGCTTACTGAGTACATCGTTGCGCTGGAAGAACAGTGCAGCGTGCAGCAGATCGAGGCTGCTCAGGCGGCGGTGCGGAAAAAGGAGGGCCAGCTATGAGCAGCACATCTTGGCAATGGGCGAAGGCTAATCCCGATGCGGCTGCACGGCGTATCCGCAACCTCGAAACCGAAAACGCCGAGTTGCGGGCAGAGGTGAAAGAGCAATGCACGCTCAACGCTAAGGGCAGCGAGCGTGAATACTCGTTGCAAGGGAGGATCGAACAGCTTGAACGCGAGAACGCGGCATTGCGTGAAAAGATGAAAGTCAGTTGGGATGAGATAAGCGTACTTGTGAACCAAAACTCCGCGCTGCGGGAAGATAAAGAAATCCTCGACTGGATGAATGGGAACATCGAAGCAATCATGTTCAAGTACAAGCCTGACAACTTCATCTTGGATGTTCGTGTGATTATGAGAGGCGCGATGACTAAGGAGCGCCAGCCATGAACCAGACGACCTACGAACGGTCAGGCGCTGGCGTATCTCAAGCTGACCGGATCTTTGATGCTCTGCTTCGCGCTTCAACGGAATGCGCCGTAGCTGACGGCTGGGTCACACTGCCGCAGCTCGTCGCGATCTCGGGCGGCTACGCGGTACATTCGCGCGTGGCTGATCTGCGAAAGCGCGGGTACGACATAGAGCAGACGAGCGTTCGACGGGCTGGCAAGGTGCATTCGTTTTATCGGCTGCGAAAGGAGGGAGCATGAATAGCTTCTACGATCGCAAGCCACAAACCCACATCGACGGAAGCCTGATCTTCAAGACTGCCGAAGACGACGCGAACGAAGCAGCAATCGCAAAGCTGGTCGAGGCGCACTTCTCTTGTCAGGCGCATCCGATGGCGCGCTTGGCTGCAATCGACTGGGTCTTTAATCGGAACGACCGAATTGTCGGCGTTGGCGAACTCAAGATCCATCGAATGCACTCGCGGAAGTTCGACACCGTTTTGCTCAGTCTGCGAAAGTGGCTCGCGCTGCTTCTCGCCGGCGAGGGAATGGGCGTTCCTCCGATTTACGTTTCGCAGTGGTCTGACTGGACCGCTTGGGTGGACGTGCGAACCGTCGACGCGCACTTCATCCGCATCGGCGGATGCCACTCGCGAGGCACCGACAGCCGATCGAACATAGAGCCGCTGATCCTGATTCCGCTGTCCAAGTTCCGCGAGGTCGCGCCGCATGGCTACGAAACAACCCGACAACCCGAAAAGCAATGAATTGGCTCAACATTTACATTCCTAACATTCGCGCGCCTGAGTTTCTCGGCTGCGATCCAGTCGCGCGCGCAACTTGGTTCTGTGTGCTGGCCTACTGCGCTGACCAAGAAAACGGCGGCACGCTCGCTGGCGCCAAGGCATGGAAGGACCGACAATGGCAGCAATTGTGCGGTGTGACATTGGCCGAAGTGGACGCCTCGGCGCCGCTTTTGTCTTGGGAAGGAGAAGACCTGATTGTGTGGTCTTATCCGAACACCGCTCAAGCTCAGCTTGAAGCTAAACGCAAGGGAGGCCGCAAGGGTGGTTTAAGCTCTGCTAAAGCTAGGGTTGAAGCTAAGCCGCAAGCTATGCTTGAGGATAGCTTGAAGGACTCCTTGAAGGACTCCTGGCAGGAGTGCCGCAACGAAAAGAAAAGAAAAGAAAAGGAAGAGAAAAGGAATAGGAAGGATAACCAATCCTTTGCGCCTGTCGGCGCGCCGCGCGCACGCAATGAGCTGCTCGATGCGCTGGCAACGGTCGGAGGCGGCAAGCCGGAGGAGGTTACGCAATGGGGACCGGCCATCGCTGCACGCGCCGAGATCGTTGTGGTCAGTCCCGACGTAACGCCTGACGAGGTCCGCCGCCGCGCTGCGAACTACCGCACGCATTTCGATGGCGCTGCGCTGACGCCGACTGCCTTGTCGAAGCATTGGGCGGTCTGCGCTGCTGCCAAGCCACGCGCCACGACTGGGGCCGACCAAGTCAGCCGGGAACGTGCTGCCGCTGGCGGTCAGTTTGCTTGGGAAAAGGGAGGGTTTTGACCATGAGCCACACCGACTACGAGGCATTAGCCGTCTACGACGCCGTAGGCATCAGTATCGAACCGAAGGCCGAGTTCCGCAGCGACATGGAGCGCCGTCTTGCGCGCAAGTGGGGCGACGGATCCGCAACCTGGGCAGAAGGCCAGTGCAAGATTTGCGGCAACCGTCTGCCGATCTCGCGCGGAGTGTTTGAGATTCTCGGCGTCGAGACGGTGTTCGTCTACGGCTGCTGTGACGACTGCACGCCGATTCGTGACGCGCACTACTCGCGCACGGCCAATGAGCAGCAGGTCACCTCACGCACGCCGTGGTGGGACGAAAACTGTCCTGCGCTGTACAAGGAGCTGGTCGACAACGTACCGGACACGGTGCGGCGCAAAGGCTACGACCACGTCACGCAGTACGTTCCGTCACAGAACGGCAAGGGTCTGGTCATTACCGGGCTGTCTGGCGCTGGCAAGACGACGGCGATGTGGGCGCTTGCGCGCGAGCTGGAACGTCGCGAATATGGCTGCGTTTTTGTGACTGCCGTGGAGCTTCAGCGCCAACTCAGCGAGGCCGCGCGGGACATCAAGTCGATCAAGCACCTGACGCATTGCCGAGTTCTGCTCATCGATGATCTCGGCAAGGAGAAGCTGACTGCCAGCGTGGCTGCGCTCCTGTGGGAGCTGATCGACTCGCGGTACGCTAACCGGCGACCGATGGTCATCACCACGCGGTACGGCGGCGCTGACTTCGAGGCTCGCTTCGGTGACTCGGTGCTGGGCGTCGACATCCGCCGGCGCATTGCTGAGTCATGCGAACCTGTGATGTTTTGAGCCAGAACGTATTATGTCATTGACTACGCGCACGATCTGCGCTGGACAGAATTTGTGGCAGGCAAACCTAAACTCGTAAGTAACCATGCGTGGCAGAAGCATATCAGGCTTACTGCTAAGCTCAAAAAGGAGATCAAGACGTGTCAGACAGCAAAGAACTGGAAGCGCTACGACTGACGGCTCGCGCATTGCGCGCCATCACGCAACTCGAGGCGCACAAGAAGGCGGTGGTGGGAGAATACAACGAGCGGCTCAAGCGGCTCGCGAAGATCATCGAGATGGTGCAGGCACGCGACCAGATGGGCGTGTTGCCTATGGAGGGCCTGGACGCGATCCAGCTCACCGAGGACGACGAAAAGCTGATCCTCAACCCATCGGAGGGGCTCTGACGTGATAACGTACTCGCTGGGGCGCACGCCTATCAACCGACCGTCTGCGGCTGCGACCAGCGAGGCCGCGAAGCTCTTGTCCGAGATCTGCGAGCGGCTGATTGAGCTGGACGAGGTCAAGCACAGCGAGGGAGCTGCACTAGTCCGCCGGCTGGCGACCATAGCCGACCTGTCACCGAGTGCGTATCGCACGGTTCTGCACGTCGGCTGTGGTCAGGTGGGAGCTGTGGTCGCGAGCTACGAGGAGCAGGTCAAGGGTCGTGGACTGACACGGCAGGCGCTCCATTGGCAATGGTCTCAAGACCAGAAGGCCATCAAAGCTATCTTCCCCCAACTCGCGCTGATGCTGCAAGATCTTCGCGACACGGTGTCCCATCACGAAGAAACGATGAGCGCAGCTGATGCGATGCGGCTTGCGGGCCGTTCTAGCGGCCAAAACGAGGCAAACGATGCCTGACCTATACCATCATAGCGGGTCGATGCCGATCGCCTCGTATAGAGCAAGGAAACGATGCAGGCGGGATGCTGTTGCGCTGGCCGGCTGTTGCACGCGATTGCAGATGCAAAGAGGGGGGTGGGGTAAAGGAATCTTTTTTGCATTACCAAGGCTTGCGGGTTCCGACACCTAGCGCAAAAAAACGGTTTTTGTTCCGAGTGCAATCCTGACGCAATAGCGTGACCACGGAAAACAAAACATCTGCAACAGCTCTTGCAAGAGCAGTTGGTGTTACGCGGCAAACGATTTACGACTGGCGCAAGCGTGAAGGTTTTCCGCTAGGCGGCAGCGCCGATGACGTAAAGGCCTGGGCCGACGCGAACGGTTTGCAGCGAGTTTACATCACGCAGGACACGGGCAACCTAGCGGAACTTAAAGCACAGTCCTTGCAACGCGACATCGCGCTCAAGGACGTGAAGCTCGCGGCCATGCGTGGCGACGTGGTTGACCGCGCGGTGGTCAAGGCTATGCTGCGGCTGCTCGGGTCTAAGCTGGATCTGCTGCTTCGGCTCAAGCTGGAGGTTGAGCTAGGGCCGCGCGTGGCTGGCAAGTCCGCAGCCGAGGCAAACGTCGAAGGCTCTTTGATCCTGGACGAGATCCGAGAAGTCGTGAACGCAAACCTTTCGCGCTTTGAGACCGACGCCGTAAAGCAGAGCAAGTCAGGCGCAGGCAGCGACGAGGAGGCAGAATGATCAGCGAATACCGTGTCGGTGACATCGTGGTCGTACAGCCGTACCATCGCGCGAAAGACGAGCCGCAGATCGTTTACGAGGTAACCTCTGGGGGATTAGCGGGCGAGATGGTCTCACTTTCTCCGCTGGTCTGGCCGATTGGCGAGGAGCGACCATCACGGCAAATCTTGGCCGACATCCTCCTTCGCATACCATGAAACGTGTCCTCGTTGCGTGCGAGTTTTCCGGCGCTGTTCGTGACGCATTCACTGCGCGCGGCTGTGATGCTTGGTCGTGCGATCTCTTGCCGGCCAAGACTGCCGGTCTGCATTATCAAGGAGACGTCAGGCACATCCTCGACGGCTGGACTCCCGTTCGCTTTTTCGGTGAATGCGATCCAGAAGCAGACGGAGTTTGCCGCATCTCCGACAATTGCACCGACGCCTGTGGCTGTCTTGGACCTACTCAGGACGGAGTCGAGTACATGGAGCGCGATGGTGTTTTGTTCGGTCGACCAGAGGACCGACCGCAATGGGATTTGATGATCGCTCATCCGCCATGCACCTATCTTTGCAGTTCCGGGCTGCATTGGAACAAGCGGCGTGAAGGTCGCGCACAACTGACCGAGGAGGCGCTCGACTTTGTGCGTCTGCTCCTCGATGCGCCGATTGCCAAGATCGCGTTGGAGAATCCGATTGGCTGTATCTCGACGCGAATCCGGCGACCTGAGCAGATCATCCAGCCTTGGCAGTTCGGCCATCCCGAAAGCAAGTCAACGTGTCTTTGGCTCAAAGGACTTCCGCTGCTCATACCGAGCAACGTGCTGGAAAAGCCGGCAAGTGGTCGCTGGGCAAATCAGACCGCCTCCGGTCAGAACAAGCTAGCACCGAGCGAGGACCGATGGGCGATTCGCTCTGAGACGTATTTGGGCATCGCTGAAGCAATGGCTGATCAATGGTCTAAGCTATGACCGAAGCCGAAGACTCCTTGGCCGAGCTGCGTTTCCCGCGACCGGACCGCGCGCCGATTTACGACTGGGCGCGGCGGCACGTCCAGTTGCCGGAAAGCTACGCGACACCTGGACCGTTCAACGTGCGCTTGTCGCCGTGGCTCGTTCCGATCTTCGACGCACTCAAGGATCCGCTGATCCGTCGCGTACACTTCCGCAAGGCCGTTCAGATCGGCGGCACCCTAGTAGCCGACGTCTGGCTGCCTTGGATCATCGCCAACGATCCGGGACCGGTTAGCTGGACAATGCAGACCGACGACATGGTCGAGCGCCACGCCAAGACGCGGCTGTGGCCGCTGCTAGAACGCTGCCGACCAGTTGCCGAGATGCTGCCTAAGCCTGGGCCACATCGCACGACAACCGAGATCTACTTTGGCGGATTCTTCCTGACGCTCAACGCCGCCAACCTTTCGACGCAGCAGTCGCAGTCGATCCGTTACAAGATCAACGACGAGATCTGGCTCCCGCGCTGGCAGGAAGTCTATGGTCACGCCGTCGCGCGCGTGTCCAAGTTTGAGGAAGTCGGACGAAGCAAGGTCTACAACGTGAGCCAAGCGTGCGTGATGGACGAGCAGACAGGCAACGTAGAGCACGCAAGCTACGTCGGCGGCAACCAGCAGGAGTGGCACGCAGACTGTCCGAGCTGTCACAAGCCACATCCGATTGTCTTCGACCAGTCCAGCGGTGACCAGCGCGCCGGCGTGGTATGGGACCGCGAGGCAAAGCGCGACGACAACTCATGGGACGTAGCGCGCGCGGTCGCATCTACTCGCTTTCGCTGCGTGCATTGCGGTCATGAGTCGTCGGACTCAGACGCAACGCGCGAAGCCTGGAAGAAAACAGGACGCTTCATTGCAACGCGCACAGACGCGCAACCGGAGAACGTGTCATTCCGCATCGAGGCAGTCGTCGCGCGTCCGATGAAGTTTCTTGTCGAGGAGTTCCTCGAGGCCGAGAACCACTCACTGCGGACCGGCGATGACCAGATGCGCGTGGACTTCCGCACGAAGCGCGAGGCAAAGCCGTGGCTGGTCGTCAAGAAAACGATCAACTTGTTCCAAGCCACGCAGGCTGACTATTCGTCGCAGCAGTACACCGCCGGCCAAAAGATCGACAACGAGGTGATCCGATTTATGGCGCTTGACCGTCAGCTCGACCATTGGTGGGTCGAGATCGGCGCGTTCTCGACTGCGACTGGTCCGCGCTACCGTCAGTTGTGGTTTGGCCGCGTGGACACGCGCGACCACCTGCGCGAGATCCAGCGGCGGTACGCTGTGCCGGATTCGTGCGTTGCGCAGGACAGAGGATACCGTCCATCCGACGTTGACCGCGATTGCGCCGAGTTCGGCTGGCGCGGTATGCGTGGTTACGGGCGCAAGACCTGGACGATGCGAGACGAGCACACAGACCAGCTCATCAACTTCCCGTTCAGCGAGCCTCGCGTGAGTGATTACCGAGGCGGCGACGTTTACTTTTACGAGTGGTCTGGTGACTACTTCAAAGATACGCTAGCGGCAGCGCTCGATGGCAAAGGCGACCTTAAGTGGGAGTTACCGTCCGACGTCAACCCACTCTACGTCGAGCATCTGAAGGGCGAGTCTAAGGTCGAGGTGCGCACGGGCGTTTGGGAGTGGCGCGAGGTCCGCAGCAACGCACCGAATCACGGTCTGGACACGTCGGCCATGCTGCTTTGTATGGCGACCATCGCCGGCGTCATTCGCTACACGCCGCCGAAAAAGGATTAACGCTAGCGCAGTCGGTTGCTCCTGCCTTTAACGTTTTGGCGTTAAAGTATGGGAACTGACAACCCGTTTGAGGGCTTGGATCTTGCCACGCTCGCCACGCTGAAGACCGAGACTCTGGCCGCGATTCGCGCTGTGCTGGTTAACAGCTCCTACTCGCTGAACGGAAAGAGCGTCACGCGCGCAGACCTTTCCCGCCTCAACGTCATGCTGGGCCAGATCGTGGCTGCTATCGACTACCAGAACGGCACCAGCGCAGATGTCACTTACGTCAGCTTCAACGGGAACTAACATGGACTTCGACGCTTCAAAGGTCATCGCCTCGGCACCGTGGTACGATAAGGCAATCTCGGCAGTTGCGCCGGCGTGGGGACTGAAGCGCATGGAGTCGCGCGTGCAGGCGGCGCTTTTCAACTACAACGCAGCGCAGACCAATCGACTCTACGCGCCGAAACAGTACGGCTTGCCGTCCGAGTCGAACACGACCGTCCGCGACCGCATCGTCATGATGTGGGAAGCTCGCGACCTCGTTGAGAACTTTCCCGAAGCGCGCGAGATCAGCCGCAAGTTCGGCAACTACCTGACTCCGCACGAGTACTCACCGACGACCGGCGATCGTGAGTACAACGCGATTGTGTCGGACTACTTCCACGAGTGGTGCAAGACGTGCGACGTCACGAACCGGCACACCTTTAAGAAACTGATCCAGCTTGCAGCCGAGCAGCGACCAGTTGACGGCGACTGCGGCTTTGTGATTCGTCGCGTCGATGGTGAACTTAAGATCCAGCTTGTACCTGGCACGCGCATCGGCAATCCGAACGCACTCGGCGCGGACCCGGCTAACTACTTCCAAGGCATCTTCACGAATGAGTTCGGTCGTCCTGTGGCGTACCGAGTGTTCCGCGTGACCAGAGAGGGCGTCTATTATGATCCTGAAGACATCGAAAGTCAGTTCTTCTGCCATTACTACGATCCGTTTCGCGTGGATCAATACCGTGGAGTTACTGACTTCCACGCTGCAATCCGCACGGCTCGTATGCTCTACGAGATTCTGGAAGCTGAGAAAGCTGGCGTCCGCTTTGCTAGTCAGCAAGCCGCCCTCGTATTTTCTGACCGAGGAACTGCCAACGGCAGAAACCTGTTCACGCCGACGCCGGCGTCGACGCTCCCGAACGGTCAAACGCAGAAAAACGAACTGAGCGACATCGGCAACATTCGATACTTCGGCAGCGCAGACAAGATCGAGGTGATGCCGTCGAGGCCGAGCGCAGCCTTTGAGGGCTTCGTCCAGCACTTGATGCACGAGATCGCAATCGGTGTCGGCATTCCCGAAGGCGTTCTGTTCGGTACACAGAACTACAAGGGACCGAGCGTTCGCGCTGACTTTGCGGCGGCTGATCGCGTGTTCACGCGCCATCAAGGACTGTTGCAAGACAAGGTGCTCGATCCGATCAAGAACCAAGTTATCCTCGATGCTATCGCGCGCGAACTGATCCCGCCGCCTCCGCGTCGTGAGGGTGAGACGGTCGTGCAGGCGATGAAGCGTGCGACTCGCGGCGAGTGGCGCTTCCCAGCCAAGCTGACGATCGACATCGGGCGCGAGTCTGCGGCGAATCTGAACGAGAACCGCCAAGGCGCTAAGTCGCTGCAAGAGATTGCAGCCGAGGAAGGCACCGACGCTTTCGGTCGTCTTGAGCAGATTGCGATTGAGGCAAACTTCATCTCGGAACTAGCGCAGCGCTACGGCGTGCCGGAAACTTCGATCCGCATGGTCACTCAACAGTTGCCAGCCAATCCGGCGATGGCGTCTGCGCTCGGTGGTCAGGTCACGCAGGACGCGGTTGATGCGGTCAACGCGACAGCCAAGGGGGCAGCGGATGCAAAGGCAGTCGCTGCTGTTCCCGCTCCTGAAGCATCGCAGGCAGACTCCGAGCTGCACGATCAACGCATCGTCATCGACTTTGCCGAGGATGGCTACGTTCCGAACGACTCAATGGCGGCCAACGCAAAGCGCGCTTTGGATGTTCGTGAGTCGAAGCCTGCTTCGGAACGCGGAATGACCGCCGTTGGTTTGGCTCGAGCGAGAGACATCATCAACAAGCGTTCTTTGTCTGCCGACACTGTACGACGCATGAAAGCCTACTTCGATCGGCATGAAGTAGACAAGCAAGGCGCAACCTGGGACGAGCAAGGCAAAGGCTGGCAGGCATGGAATGGCTGGGGTGGTGACGCTGGCCGCACCTGGGCGAATGCCATTGTCGAACGGCTAAACCGAAAGGAGAACGCCGATGAAACGCCCAAGGTCCAGCTCAAGTCAGAAGTCGAAGCAGACTTTGCTGCTCGTCGGCTTTCATCGAAAGACTGGCTGTCTTCAATTGCGGCTTATCGTCGCGAGCTGTCCGAAAAGAAAAAGGAGTTTGTCCTTCCGACGCCGGCTGCGGCGGAAAGCGGCGAGGAGTTCCTGACTCGCTGCATGGGAGACGCAACTGTCGTTGCTGAGTTTCCCGACGAGTCGCAACGTTACGCAGTCTGCCAACGTCAACTGAATCCGAGCGCCTAAGACATGGACACGCAAAAGCAGATCGACCACCTGATCGAGCTGGCAATCGAGCAGCGCGAGGAAATCGCGCGTATTGTCGATTCGCTGCCTGAGTTGCGCACGCAACTGCGCGACGAAGTAGCGCTGGCGCTTGAGGACGTTGAGCCGCATCTGCGTGACGAGCTGGCGGTCTTGGCTGGAAACGAAGTCAAGGCGCTGGAAGGCAAGATCTCGTCCGAGGTCAAGGATCTGCTGAGTCGTCTTGAGTTGGCTGCTGGCGCGAAGTACACGGCGTTGATGCAGGAGCGCGAGAAGAACGCGCATTTGCTCGAGGTCGCAGAGCAGCGCATCCAGCTCGCAGCGGCTGAACTGCCGGAGAAGATCACGCAATTGCTGGATGAGGCAGTCAAGACGCGGACTGAGTTTGCCGTGCCTGCAACGCTTCAACCGCTCGGCAAGTGGAAGGCTGGCGAGTATCAGGCGCTTGATGTCGTATCGCTCAACGGCGACAGCTACATCGCGAACGAGACGACGCGCGAAAAGCCGAGTCGGTCTGCGAAGTCATGGACGCTGCTGGCTGCTCGCGGTGCGGGCGGCGGTGGCTCGAACATCAACAGCATCACCGATCTGACTGGAACGCCTGGCGTTGGTCAGTTGCTCATCGGTGACGGCGGCACGTTCCAGCTCAACACGCTCACGGCTGGATCGAACGTCACGATCACGAACACGCCTGGCGGGATCGAGATCGCAGCGACCGGAGGCGGTGGCGGGTCAGGTACTGTGACGCGCGTTGCAGCGACGGGCGATGGCGCAGTCGCAGTCAGCGGCAGTCCGATCACTACCAGCGGCACTTTTTCGATCTCACTTGCGAGCACGGCAGTCACGGCAGGAAGCTACGGTGCAGCGAACAAGGTCGGCACGTTTACGGTGGACAGCCAAGGTCGTTTGACCGCTGCGGCAGATGCGACGATCAGCATCTCGACTGGTCAGGTCACGGGACTTGGCAGCGCCGCGTTGCAGTCCACGACGTTTTTCGCGCCTGCGACCACAGGCAGCGACATCCTGAGCGGCAACGGCTCGGGCGGGTTTTCTTCGGTCGTGGTCGGAACTGGTCTGACGTACACGGGCGGCACTCTTTCGGCTACGGGCGGCGGTGGTGGTGGCGGCACGGTGACGAGTGTTGCTGTAACCAGCGACGGCGATGTGACGTCTTCAGGCGGGCCGATCACGACGAGCGGCACGTTTACGCTGGGTCTGTCCAGCACGAGCGTCACGGCAGGCAGTTACGGTGCGGCTGGTTCGGTCGGCACGTTTACTGTGGACGCAAAGGGTCGTCTCACGGCGGCGGCGAACACGCCGATTGCGATCACGACTGGTCAAGTCTCTGGCCTCGGAAGCGCTGCGTTTGAGTCGACCACTTATTTCGCGCCTGCAACGACTGGTACGCTCATACTGGCTGGCAACGGCAGCGGCGGATTTGCGACCGTCACGGTCGGATCGGGCCTGACCTACAACGCAGGCACGCTCGAAAGCACGGCAGGCGGTGGCAGCGTGACCAGCGTTGCGCTGGCCGCAGGCACGGGCATCTCGATTAGCGGTGGACCGATTACGACCAGCGGCACGATTCAGGTGACCAACACGGCGCCGGATCAGGTCGTTGCGCTCACGCAAGGCGGTACCACGACGATCACGGGAACTTATCCGAACTTCACGATCAGCAGCGCCGACCAGTACACGGGTACTGTGACCAGCGTCTCGCTGACGGCTGGCACCGGCATCTCGATCTCAGGCGGTCCGATTACAAGCAGCGGCACCATCGAGGTCATCAACAGCGCGCCGGATCAAACCGTTGTCCTTACTGGATCTGGAACGACGAGCGTCACCGGCACGTATCCGAACTTCACGATCTCCTCGGCTGACCAGTTCACGGGTACTGTGACCAGCGTGACTGCGCAAGGAAGCGCTGACGTATCGGTGACGGGTGGTCCGATCACGACGAGTGGCACGCTGTATTTCGGT